AATTTTATTTAAGTTTTCTAATCCTAATTGGTTCTTAGCGAGAAGGATAATGTGGTTATAAACCATATCAAGTGGGTCTGTGCGTTCCGCTTTTGCCCTCTTGTCAAATCTATCAGCACACATATATCCTTCTACGCCAAGGATAGGTTTAATTCCACTAGCCTTTGCAGTACGATACAACTCTCTGTGACCAGAGAGCGTACCGTGATCTGTAATTGCAATAGCGGTCATACCCAACTTGCTAGCACGGTCAACGTACTCTTGTGGAGTTGCTACGCCGTCAAATAGGGAGTAGTGAGTATGAACATGTAAACCTGTATAGTTCATTAATTACCAGTCAACACTTGAAGATGTGACTGAAGGAGTATCAAACCCAAAGTAGAATGCTTCCTGCTCTGCGTATGGTACTTCACGAACTACTTTTTCCAGATTAAATGCTTCAACCTTTGACCAATCAAAAGGTTCTGCGTCTGGAGAAGTTGGAATAAGTGTGTAATTTGTTTCAGTTCCCTGACCATTACGCTTCAACTTCCAACCAAGATTTGAGATGCTACCAGTTTCAAGTGCATACTCACGAATAGTATTAAAAGCAGATTGCTTACTAATACCTTGTGACCAAACTGCTACGTATGGATCTTCTGTCCCATCATCAACAAGAACGTTGCAATAGAATCGCATACGTGCTCTCCAACCAGACTTAGGCTCTTTACGTGCCATTTCGCAACCAAAGCAACGACCTGCTGAATCAATCGTGCATGATGCCTTACGCTTATAATCTTTTGGATTTGTGTGTTCATGAATTACTACAGCAAGACCACGAGAGTCGCTATAGTTTGCTGAGTCTTCGTCTAATTCTTCAAGGAAACGAATCTTTGCTGATTGTCCATCCGCTAGTTTTACCCAACGAACCTTTACTCCTGATCCTTCAAACTTTGGCTTGTCAAGCAGGGCATTAATGTTTTTGAGTCCCTTTACTACGCTCATATTTTCTCCTTTTGTTGTTTGTATGTTTTAGTTTAGCATAGACATGATTGACTTGTCAAATCTAACCTCAAGGGTTCTAATTGATTCATCATCCATATCTCCTATGTCTTTGTATTGTTTTTCTAACTGTATTACGGAAACACGAGATCCAAGTCTTTCAATGATCCTATCTTTCATGTTTCCTCCTGCTTCATCGTTATCAGCAATAACAATAATATTATTGAAATACTTTTGAAGCAATTCTACTTGTGATGTTGAAACGTTTGCTCCAAGTGTTGCAACTGCAGCAAAACCTGCTTGATCTAATCTAATAACGTCAAATGATGATTCAACTATATACACTCTATCATATGACTTAACTCTATGCAGGTTAAATAGTGTCTTGCTTTTTGGCAACCCTGGTGTATTTTTAAACTCTTTGCCTTCAATTGATCTTCCAACAAAGCCCAAAGGAATTCCATCTGGTGAGTGAACTGGAACAGTAACCATGTCTTGCTTTTCAGAATAACCCAAAGAAAACTTAGACCAAGAAGAAGTTTCAATTTTCCTATATTTGAAATAATCTTTTGCTCTATCTGAGTTTGTGAGATTATTGTTTAATCTTTTTAAAATTAGTTCGTCAAATGGAACAAAGTCTGGCTTTACATATAATGCTTTATTGATAACTGTTTCAATACTATTTTCTTGTTCCTTGCTCTTTATAAAACGAGTGGCTTCAAAAAAAGATCTATTGGATGTATGCATAACTAACTCAAGCAATGTTTTAGTTGTTTGACAAGAGAAACAAAAAAATGTGCCATTTTCTTTAGACACTTCAGCAGCAGGTGTGCGGTAGTTATTATGATATGGACAAAATATAATGAAGTCTGAATCTACTTCATTAGATACATCTATACCTGAGCCGTTAAGGACTCGTTTGACTTGTTCGGCGGTGTATATATCACCCTGTTGCCGTCTATTCCCATTATGCATTCTGTTTGTTTTCTTCCTATGTATATTCCGTATACGGATAATTTAAATTCAAAATACTGCTTCTTCTCATTATAGTCTATAGTAAAGTCAGGTTCAATGTCAAACCTTGGGACAAAACCATTTAGTTTCATTTGAGAAACAATAAGTTTTATATATTCAGTTTTTAATCTTGGCATTGCTGCTTCATCATTAATTAAACCATTAAGATCAAACTTTTTAATTGGTTTATGATGAAATTGTTTCACATAGTCATTATACTACTTATCTTCAAAGTCTTTATAACGATAATATCCTCTATCAAAATCACACTGAACTAAAAACTCACCCATATAGCCATTACGGTTTTTACGAAAAGCACATTCAATGATATCACTATTCTGACCACGACCAAGTGCAATTACCCAGTCAGCATCATAAGCAATCTGTCTTGACCATGCAGTCTGTCCAAGTGTTGGAACACTGCTTAAATCATTTACATCATCAGGTGTTGCAGATGAAATAGCAATAATAGGAACCTCTTCACCAATAGCCATAAGTTTAAGTTCTCGTGAAAGGTTCTTCATTCGTACCGTTTCATTATCTGACTTTTGATTTGGACTCATCAACTGTAGATAATCTACAATCACAAAGTCTGGTTTGTATTGATCAATTTTTCCACGCAATACTGATGGAGTAATCTCTCCACCACTATCATTTGAAATAATATGAAATTCTGGTTTGCCTTCAAGTTTTTCTTTGTGCCATTTCTTCAACATATCTAATTCAATTTCACCATTTGAAATTTTTCTATGTGACCACAGACCTTCACCCATAATAGTAAATACACGATTACGTACTTCTGTCTCACTCATTTCAAGACTGATGACCATGGGGCTACGACCCTGTTTCCAAGCCTGTACAGCGAAATAGAGAGCCAACCATGACTTTCCGATGCCTGGGTATGCAAGGAAGACTCCCAACTGTCCTGGCATGATTCCAGCAGGTAGGTAGTTATCAAATCCTGGAAGACCAGTTTTAATTCCAACCAAACCAAGTTCTTGTTGCTTTTTTACATTTTCAAAATATGCAATGGCAGAGTCTAAGTCTGTTACGTCAATATCACGAATAGACGATGTATTCTTTTTTAGTTCAGATGTTTTATGAATTAATGTTTCAAGAGCAACCCCACCGTTACCACTTTGAATTTCAGTTGCAGCAGATCTTAAAATATCTTTAAGACTATCATTCAGATATTCTGTTTGCAATTCTTCAAGGTGATGCTTTGTTGCGCCGACTCCATCAATTGGCTCAAAGTCTCTAAACTTTTCTACGACTAAAGATGTTGGTGGAACAACGGCGTTATGTTCAGAATAATTTCTAATAAACTGCCAAACATCATTGTGAGTTCTAAGTAGATTATCTACATTTGCTTGTAGTAAAACATGGATTTGTTTATCCTCAAGTACCGCTGAGATTAATTTAGCCTCTGTGTTATTCATTTAGTAACCATTTCTTTGCCATCTCTCTGCGTTCTGCTCTCTCTTTGTCATCTTTTTGTCTATCTAGTTTTGCTTGTAATATTTTTTCTGCATTGTACGCAAAGTGATTCCAAGTAGGAGACTGAGCGACACTAAAATAATACTCAAGTAAATCATAACAAACTCCTATACCATAAGATTCTATTAGGGCATCAGAAGCCCACTGTTCTACATTTAAGTTTAACGATGGCTTTTGCTCATACTTTGCAGTATGGTATTTACTATACCTTGAAAGCAAAGCCATTCGGTCTTTGCGTTCGGCCATTATTCGTTAATTTCTGCCTTTGCTTCATTAATCTTTGCAGTAAGTGTTTCTTCAACAAACTTATAAACACGCTCCATAGCGATATCTGTTGTTTCTCCCTCACGCTTAGAATCAACTACTCCAAGATCCAATCTCAATGACTGAAAGTTTCCAAGGTTAAGCGTGTATCCAAGTGTTACTGACACCTTTGTTGAATCGTTTTCCATTTCCCACCCATTCTGTTAAATAGACTCACTCCACACTGGAATAAATCGTCCATCTTCTGTCCTCGTATATGTAAGTATACCTTCTCCCATTCGCCTTGTCAACTCTTGGCTATTAGGGGTAATATTATTTGTAACTAATCCATCTTTTCTTGGTTGCCCTATATGGATACTTGCAAGTATATCACGTATCTCTTTTACATGGGATTCTGAGTAATATGATCTTACTTGCCATCCTGTTTTACCGCCTTTTTGTGATCCTACTGGTGGTGGAATTACTCCTCGTTTAATTAAACTTGGCATATATTTTTTATGACGATTAATTAATTTAGCAGTCTCTCCAACTGTATATGCTTTTTCACGGTTGCGTTTAAAATCACTAATTAAACAAGTTTCAATTCTATCTTGAATTATATTATAAACAGAGACAAGTCCATTAGACTTATTAAAATGATGCGTTCTAACAAGGTCTCCATTAAGGAACCAAACTTTTTGATTGCCCTTAATTATAGAGGCATCATTATATTCTTGGCTCGTAATCTTTCTTGTGTAAGTAGCCATATTCCCTCGCTGCTTGAACTAGGTGGATGATAAAAATTTCTTGTTCCACATATCATGCAAAATGTTTCAATATGATCAATAGTTGTATATTGACGATCTATGAACATCCTGCCATTGCATTTTAAACATTTCAATTTCTCAACCTTCCTAGTTAGGAATTCCTATAATTATCAAATTAACAACAATTGATAAATCTCCAGAGGAATTAAATCTTACTAGGCCATCAACGCTTGATCTTGTTACATCTGTTATAACAACAGATACATTTTCTCCTGCAGAAGTTTTTCCTGTATTTACTGGTGTTGCAGTAACAATTGGGGTATATTTAAAATCTCCTGCAAACTTATATGAAAATGTTTTTGTAGTTGCTGCAGTTACAGTACTATTATTAGCAACAGCAATTGAACCACCAACAACACGCATTTCTGATGTCTTTACATTTTGTGGACCCGCAGAAGCAGTATCTATGGTTGCATAGTTATATGTTGCACTAGAAACTTGATCGGAAAGTTGATTAATGCCATTTGCTATCTGATATAGATATGCAACATCAATTGGTTGTCCACGTTCAGGTAAAGGTACTTTTGCCATTTTATCTCCTATTTAATTATACCAGAGATACTACTGATGACTCAAATATAGTCAGTGCAGTATTTCTAGTTTTTGTTATTCCTTCAATTTGTACTACTACTCTAACACTTACTGTTCCAGTATTTAAAAAGGAATATGTATGTATTGGCGATGTTCCATGATAGACATAGGAGCCACCATCAAACTTAACAAAAATATCATATTTAGGATTATTTGTTGCATCATCCCAAATTGCAGTTGAATATGTTCCATTTTTTACAAGAGTTCCAGAAACTGTTTCAATAATATTTGAAGATACATTTGTCATTGGAGAATAGTGAGACGCTCTGTTTTTATCTTCAGATATAATTCTATATCTAAGTGTATAGGAATTATCTGAATCTACTGGAGGAAGTTCATTTTTTGGTATTCTTATTTGTTTAATTCCTATATCTGCCATTATGTTACATCCGTTATTACTCTAAATTCAATATAATTATTTGTATTGGCAGACTTAACGACTGTCTCTGCATTTGTATTTTGAATAATAGAATAACCAGTCATTCCATAAAGTGGGTTTAACGTAGCAACATTATCAAGTCTAATTGCATCAAGTGCAATAAAATAATTGCTAGATGGTGTTGAGCCTATAAGAGCACTTGCATAAATTTTTATAGTTGAAACATTATTCCATGAGAAAGTTGATCCAGTGCTATATGTTAATTCATCAAGTCTTTTTGATATAACAAAATATCTGTTAGTTGAAAACTTGCCAACGGTATTTGTCATTTCTGCATTAAGCCTTGCGTATTGTGTTCCATCACTGTTAGAGAATTCAACCAAAACACGAACTGTATCTGGCTGTGTTATTGATGCTCCATCTTTGCTTACTACTGAAAATGCAACCTTTAAAAGATCTGCAGTTGAGTTTCTTGATAGGTCTACAGTTTGTCCAGTTAATTGTAGGTATTTTGCGCCAGAGGTTATTGAAAAAACTCCACCGCTTGATGTTAGATTTGATGTATCCCCTCTTAGCATTATGACATTATTTAAATATCTACATCTTTCATATCTTGCAGACCTTGTCGCATCTAAAAATCCAAGATTATTTGAGTTTGTTTGAATTGCTAACGCTGTAGATGTAATAACATTTGATGAGTTAGTTATTTTTTCTGTAATTAAGATAGGAGTAGAGATTGTTGAACCATCATTATATTCCCAACCTTCTGTACTTGCAAACGGAGTAATTGTTCTACTATCATAAGATGTTGCTGATGAATTTGCTCCTGCAGAAAATAATCCTATTTCTGATATTTCATATCTTTCTTCTGTTGGAAGTTCTGCTGTAAATATAAGTTTGTTTACTCCATTATCATTGGTATATCCACGAGATGTAATTGGAACTCTAAACATTTCAAAATCTAAAACTTGTTTTGCTGGATCAACATGTATTAATATAGTTGCACTTGATAAATTTACTGTTGGTGTTGGACTTACGGTAAACTGTGTGTTACTTGTTATGGCAGTAACTAGTGTATCTGATACTGTACTTAATGTTCCAGTACCGCTTGTAATTTCTATTTTTGCACCAACCCATAGGTTTGCCGTTGTGCTAACTGTTACAGTTGCTCCTGAAGATGAGGCACCAGATATAGTAGTAACATTGGACCTTGGTTTTGCTCCGCAACCGATTGCCAAATAAGAAGCAAAAGCAGGAGCAGTGCCAATTAAGTACTTTGCAATAATTTCTTTGCCAGTATTAGTTATCATTATATACCTGCCTCATAAATTGTCCCATCATATGCCATTTGAACCTCAACTTGCTCATCATTTAACATATGTACTAATTCTATCACAATTGAGCCATCGGTATCTATCCAAACATTGGAATTATTGCCACTTGGGTCATTAGTGTTGATTGGAATTTTGTTTGCAAGTTTTATTGAAAAATTGTTAAAAATATTAAAAGATGTTTGTTGCAATTTGACCAAATTATTTGGATTATACTCTTGCTGTATTAACCCAAGATTTTTAATAGGTTGATAACTGACATCCTGACCATTAACAGTGTCGTATCTTGAAATTGATAAAAGTTCTTGTCCTCCAACATTTTCAAACAATAGATCAAGATATAACTGACTATCTATTGGAGAATCATTAAACAATACTGTATCTATTGGAGCAGTCTTAATTGGTGGCGGTGGTGGCGGTGGGGATGCTGCTGGTGCTACATATGGAATTGCAGCAACTGTAGTAGTTGCAGTTTGAGATCCACCACCAACTGATTTTTTAGAATTTGCAAGTGCCAGAAGTCTTAGTCTTTCTGCTTCGGCTGCTGCTGCAAGTCTTTCTGCTTCTGCTTTGGCTGCTGCTTCTGCTGCTGCTTTGTCTGCTGCTGCTTTATCTATTTTTGCTTTTTCGGCAAGGGCTGCCTGTAAAGCATCTGAAGCAAGTTTGGCTTGTTTCTGATCATATTTGGCATCTGGTCCATTGCCTAAATTTTGTGAAGCATTATATGCAGCAGTGGCTGCAGCGGTTGTAAGTTGCTCTATTGTTTTTGGAACTGGTGCAGGTGCTGGCGGTGATGGTGTATAGCCATAATCTGCTGTCATTGAATCACGCACTTTTACACCTCACTTAAATAAACAGTCATGCTTGGACCATTTACTGTTTTCTTGTAGTTAATATTATATACTATAAAATTTGTACTATCTGAAGCAATTACATCAATACCTTTTGCTTTGTAGGAAACATTTACAATATCACCAAGTTGCAAAGTGGGAGTTGAAAAAATATCAACACCAATACTTTTCTTTGGTTTTAGATTTTTATTTGCTATCCAACCAAGTAGATTATTTGCTGTATCTGAATCTTGAATATATTGACTTTGTAAAGAAAATTCATTTTTACCATATAGTATTCTACTTAATTTAATTTGATCATATTCTTCTGTAATTTTATTTGGTGAAGTAATTAATGAACTTCCAATAAGTTGAGGATTAGAAGCATTTCCTTTATTCCCATAATAGTCATCAACAGTTATTGTATTTGTTGTATCTTGTGTAAATGTTACTCCTTGAATTCTTAAAAAATTTCCAGATGTTTCATCAAGGTTTAAAATTGTATCTGTATTATTAAATACTAAAAATTCTGCTCCATACGAGTCTGCAGTAAATCCAGAAACAGTATACCCTTTTAACCTATTTAGTGTAGGGGCAATCTTTGCATATAGGGCTGGATATGCTCTATCATATTTAATATTAAAGTATGCACACTCTCTTAGTATTGTTCCAAACTCTTCAAAATAAATATTATAGGCTGGAGAATTATTTGTTCCAATTCCTGTCAAATATGTTTTTTGAATAACGCTGCTAAGTGCATATTTTGTTAATGCTTCGGTTGCATTTATTTCATTATTATCATCTCCAAATACTGAAGCAATTGGAACATCTAAACTAAAGACTGAATTTGTTGCATAGTTTTTACCCAATGCATAAACATTTTCAAACATTGCTTTTGATGTTCCTCGTACAAAGAGACCAATAGAAGGATTCGTTAATGTTATAGGTGAATTATCAACAACTGTTTTTATTAATTTTTCATTAATGTATAAATAAAATACTCTTTTGGACCCTTGATCAACATATTCTATTGATAGATCATATACTGATGGATTTTCATCATTAATCATTCTATACTGTCCCGCAAAATCTCCAGAGTCAACAATAATATTTCCTATTCCACCCCACAGTGGAACTGGTATAGCATTGGTTGAAGATGTTTCTTTTTGTACTTTATAAAACATTATATTATTTAAAGCATTTGTGCTCAACCCAGTTTTTGAATCAATGTTTAAATATGTTTCAAGATTTGCAGCGGTAAGTGCAGCAATCTCAAAATAGTAACCAATATTTGTTGTTGGATCAACCAAAGAAATTCCAGCAGATCCTCCACCAAGACTTACAGACTGTGTTGGATCAATTCCTGGAACATTATAATACGACATGCTTCCAACTGGACTTTGAGACATGTCTCCCAAAGATTCAACCTTTCCAATAATTCTAACTCTTGTCCCAATATGTGGATATGATTTATCTAATTTTTTCCAAACATAAGAGACAAAGTTTCTTGGTATTTCTCCAAGTCCAAAATCAGGTCCGCTCATAACTAATGCCGAAGACTGAATAGTACCCATGGCAGTTGATCTTAATGAAGAAAGTCCAGTTTCATTTGAAAATGAAGAAGACATGTTGTTTTTAATAATGCCACTTCTTTGTGATTTTTGTGCAAGAGTTTGGTTAACTCCAGCAGCACCAGTTGAAATTGATGCTGGCAAAGTAGGATCAATTTCCATTGTATACAAGTATTGAGATTGCATGTTACATCCCTGAACATATAAATTATCATACCAATAAGGATTTAATCCTGCATCATGTGAAACAATTTCAGTTCCAAATTGCCCACGTCCATGCTTAACTACAGGACCATTTTTTAGTCTTGTTACTCCATCAATTGTTTCATAATATGGTTCTGAATAAATTCTAATAAAACCTGTTGGATAAATTTTTCCATTAAATGGTAATGTTGAAAAATAATCTTGATATTCTTGATTGTTAGTAATCCATACATTGCCAGTCCCAGTAATGTTATATTCAACAGCATCATATTTAATTATTTCACCATTAGCATATAGCATTCCATTAAACCTTGTAACCCAATATGCATTTTCTCCAAGATCAATCTTATTATTTATTATAATATTTCCAGATACAGTAGGTAAACTTTTAGATAAGTTTGTATTTAATGGCATTGCTGATAATGAATATTTTGATTGCACTTGATTGTTTGATGTAGTTGTTCCAGCAGAACCAGATACTTCCCAAAGTAAAGATGGTTTATATATCCAACTTTTATCAGTATATTGTGACTGTGAAATACTTCCATATGTTCTTGCAATATATCTAGCCGTATAATTTATTGTTCCTGAATTAATTATTTTTTGATCTTGTGATGATATAGATAAGATATTTTCTAATTTACCAGAACTATTATTTGCACGTAAAATAGAATCAACAGACCTTTCTCCAGTATTATCAAGTATATATTCTTTTGTCATTACAACAAAGTTATTATATTCATCAAAAAACATTGCCGATTGTGTTGCTGTAGCAAGTTGATTTAAAACTTCTGCAGTACTTTGTTCTGGAGCAATAAAGAAATTTGGAATAATAGGATCACTTACATTAGTCAATCTTTTAAATATATAATTTGAAAAACCTATTGAATCTAAAAGAATACATACTGCTTGACTTAAAGAAATTTCTTGTAAAAATATTTGAGGTGCTTTAGTTGATTCAAGATAAAAATAAAAATCTCTAAGTTGGATATTAATACTTGCAGTTTGTTGATTTACTTGTGGCATACTACTTGAATATAATGTTTTAATTGGTACATAATAATTACTTTCATTTACATTTTTAATAATTTCAAAAAATATAAATTTAATATTTCTATCTAAATATTTAGCAATAATGCTTCCAGAGTTTTCTGTCCACTTGTTCATTGGAGTAAAAGATTGATCTGTATCAAAAAGAGATATATTTCCGCTCCCAGGCATTACTTGGCCTACTGGCAAAGCAGAGTTTCCTAAATCAGATAATACTTTTGTAATCTCAAACTCTGAAACTTTGTTTGTAATGTTTGCAATAAGCCTTGGTGATAGTTCTATTAACTCTAGTGGAATATTTGGTTTATTCATTGATGATACTGCAAGCCTTATTCCCTTTACCCAAACAAATTCACGGTATATTCTTTCAAGACTATTTGATTCTGTAAAATATGATGGATCTGTAAAATCAGTAACAAAGGTACTATTACTTGTTAGTTCATCTGATCCTATTTGCCATTTATATACAGGAATACTAAAATCATAATCTATGCCATTATAAATTGCCAGAGTTCCTCTATCAGTTTCATTAGAAATTATTAGATAGGCATATCCAGTTATATTTTTATCTGGCAAAGCAGTTAAAGAAGTTTCTTTTCCAATAAATAAAAAATTATTAATATAGGCAGTTGGAACTTCTAATCCATACTGTAATTCAAGATTTCCATCTTCGCCAATAATTGGTGTTTGTAAATCATCTCTAAAGGATGTTGAATCAAATGAGTAAGCATTTATCCATTTATCATTAGTATCAAGATATTGAATTTTAAATGTTTGTGGAGTTGTTGCATTAGTACTTCCATAGAATGGATCAGAAAATGTAGAACCTCCAGCAGTTTTAAAAGGACCTAAATTAGATGATCCAATATTTGTTTGTACACGAACAACAAGTCTATTTGCTGGAACTTCTTCTTTATATACTACAAATGGATTTGTATCTTCAATGCTATAGATTCCACGGCTATCATTTTTTGAAATACCATACTCAATATTGCTATTGGCTAGAGTTGTTCCAAAACTTTCAGTACGATACGATCTCCAATATTTAAAAGTATCTTCTTTATGTGGCATATAATATCTTGGTCGTGTATACATATTTTTATTTGGATATGAAATATATTGACCATTAAAATAAGATAATTTATTAATTCCAGATCTTGGTCTAAATGGTTTTACACAATCTTCTAAAGAATAGTATAGTTTTTCTTTATCTTTAGTCGTTTTAAAAAGAAGTGGAGTTTCATCACTATCATAACCATAATCAACTACCACATCTGAATCTGTTGCACCAGTATAAAAATTGCCAGAATCATTTATATCAAAAAAATCTGGAAGTGAACTATAAGAAGTACTAGATGGTCTATATCTATAATTACCAAGTTGAAATATATTTCCAGGAATATTCATATTCCATTCTGAAATAATTGCAGACTGAGCAGATATAGTATTTGAAGTCTCTAGATGATTTTTTAATTCATCATTTTGAAACATATTAAACCTCTTCCAGGCTTATACTAACATTCCACATATCATAATTAGATCCACCACGTTTTACAACCGTATAGTCAAAATTTGCTAGATACATTTGAATTACTTGACTATACTGTGCTAAATGACCATAAGCATTTGTGTCTGTTCCAAATTCATTATAATTGTCATAAGAAAGATATACCCAAAATGGTCCAGTATGATCTTGATACCATTTAAGCATTTCATTACCACCTGCACCACCATCTACAGTATATTGATCACTTGTTCCTGTGTATTCAGACTGACCAGTATTTTGATTAAAATCTGAACGACTGCTGAATGCTCTTGATGGAAGCATTGCCCAAGATGTATTTATAACAAGTTTATCTGAGTTATGATATGAACGCATTGTTCCATTAATCATTCTTTGTCTTTGTTCAATTCTTTGTGTTGCAATATTTATTTCACTACGATTATGATCAGAAAGAATTAAGAAAGAATCATCTATTTGAGATTGGCTAAGTCCAGTACTATCAGAAGTTTTTTCGTACCCAGTGGGTATCCATAAACCATCAACTAACGTTCCAGAAGAATCTGACCAAAGCATTGCTTGTGGTCTTGAATATTTTTGTCTTCCTAGCAAATAATCTTTTGAAGCCATTAGTATTTAGCCTGTCCCTTTACTCTTTGATTTTCTAATTGACGAATCTTAATTAACACTGCATTTGCAACATCATTTGGATCGGCAGTAGTTCCATTCATATTTACGCTAAGGTTATAATTATACGCTACTTGACTATTGTCTGTTGAAGAAGTCATAATATTACTATTAGTTGAAACACTAGACCCAAGATTTTTCATTGATGGATATGTTGCACTATTCATTGATTCTAACAATGGGCGGTATGCTTGTGATGCTGCTTTATTAACTACAAACTCTCCTGGAGTCAACATTGCTGGAACTGTATCAAATCCTCTTGCTGCTCCTCCACCTGCAAAATATCTTACTAGACCACCATTTGCAAACCTTAATCCACTATAATTAAAATTATCTTGATATGAATTTGACCCTGAAGTATCAGTTGCACCACTAGATGTATCAGTCACACCAGTGGATATTGTTGTGACATAGTTTGTAATATAATGACTTTCATAAGAATTAAAATGTGGAGGATTTTTAGTTAAATCATCAAATGTTTTCTTAAGTTGTGCTGCTGCATCTCTAGATGCTTCTGTAGTTGTTTGAATATTTATAAATGTATCATAGGCAAGATCAGCATTAAGTTTAATATTAGTCCATGCAGTTATCTCTTTGTTCATGGCATCCATTTTATCTGTATAAATTTTTTGATTTTTATCCATAAGGTCTTGTGCATCTTTTAATAATC